AACAGCCAAGGCATTCGCCCGTTGTGGCAAGTCAACCCAGACCTTCAAGGGCTGCTGTTTGACATCCAAGATGTGCGGCAACGCATCAACAGCACGTTCTACGCAGACCTGTTCTTGATGCTTTCGACAACCAACAAGAGCATGACGGCTACAGAGGTCGCAGAGCGTCACGAAGAGAAGTTGTTGATGCTCGGCCCTGCGTTGGAGCGCCTGCACCACGAAGGGCTAGAGCCGCTAATCGATATCACGTTTGACCACATGTTGGACTCTGGCTTAGTGCCTGAGCCACCAGAGGAGTTAGGCGGCATGAACCTTCAAGTAGAGTTTGTTAGCACGCTCGCGCAGGCTCAGAAGGCTGTAGGTGCCAGCACGGACGACAGGTTTGTTGGCATGATTCAAGGGTTGGCACAGTCGCACCCAGAGGCGCTAGACAAACTCAACCCGGACTCGTTCCTTGACGAATACGCGGACAAGTTGGGCATTAACCCTGCTAACGTCCGCTCTACGGAAGAGGTTAAGGAACTGCGACAAGCGCGAGAGGCTGCGATGGCCGCGCAACAGCAACTGGACGCGCAGTCTCAGCAGTCAAACATTGCTAGGAACATGGCTAAAGCAGCGTCTGACGCGCCAGCAGAAGTTATGGACCAGTTCTCAGGCTACGGAGAGGTCTAATCTATGGCTCCTGACCGCTCAAAAGCTGGCGGAAACAGGAACCGTCCAGATGTGTTAATAGATAATCGCGCAATTCAGCGCGTTCACCTAGACCATCACCGCATTAGCAGCCATGCAAATGTTATAGCCGAAATCGGCAAGACGCCTGGGCTAGTGCCAGACGGCGCAATCTCTACTGCAAAGATTGCCAACCTTGCTGTAACGGCAGACAAGATTGCCAATACCACAATTACAGCAGCACAGCTGGCGGACACCGCAATCACTGGCGGCAAGCTTGCGAACACCACGATCACAGACACGCAACTCGCTAACGACGCCGTCACCACGGCCAAGATCAACGCTGGCGCAGTAACTACTACCGAGCTTGGCGCAGATGCTGTTGACGGCACTAAGATTGCTGACGACGCCATTGGCAGTGAGCACATTGCAGATGATGCGGTTGTAGCAGCAGCGATTGCCGACGACGCCGTAGGCAGCGCACAAATTGCTGACGGCGCAGTAGACACGGCTAGACTTGGCGCAGACGCAGTCACAAGTGCTAAGATTGCCGACGACGCGGTTGGTAGCGAGCACATTGCCGACGACGCTGTCGTGGCGGCAGCGATTGCAGACGACGCAGTCGGCAGCGCCGCTATTGCTGATGATGCAGTCGGCAGCGCACAGATCGCTGACGGAGCGGTAGATACTGCGCGTCTGTCTGACGGGGCCGTGACCGAGGTCAAGCTAAACAACACGCATGTCCTGCGAGCAGACCGGCAGGTAGGCAACCCCTACGCCACACTGAGCACAACAACGATCACGCAGTGGTATTCGTTTACGATTCCTGGCGGCACACTAGCGACCCGCAACGTGCGCGTAGTAGCTCATGGCACGCTCAAGCAAAACAGCGGCAGTAGTCAAAACTTTCGAGCGGTGGTTCGCTTGGGCGGCACCGACATTCACGAAGCAGCGGGTAGCATTTCCGACGACGCCGACGACGCTGTGTGGCGCATGGAGCTTGAGTTGTCTTACCGTGCAAACCGCGCTCAATTTATTAGCGGGACGTGGCGCGTGTCTGGCCAATACAACTCATCAGATGGCATCTCGAACATCTTTGGCATCACCAAGGATGGCATCTGGGGCAACGACGCCGTTACCCAAAACGATACCGGCGACTTAGCCCTGTCGTTCCACCAGAAGTGGGACACCTCGACGACCAGCAGCGACTTTAAGGTCTACGCCGTAGCGGTGGAATATGTCTGAGATCAACAGCAACAGCTGGGACGAGCACCGTCGCCTAGTTATGGACAGCATTGACCGGCTGACAAATGAGATTCGCGAAGAGCGCAACAACTTCAAAATTGAGATGCGAGAGCTTTACTCTCGACTGTTTGACATCGAAAAGAAAATCGCGTCGCTTGAAGTACGCTGCGGCTTGGCGGGCATCATTGGTGGTGCCATTCCGGTGACGGCAGCCTTATTGACGAAACACCTATGAGTTAACCATGGCATCTGAACATGATGATTTCCCCGCCGACAACTCCAATAAGCAGACGTTCATCGTGAAGGACGAAAAAGCAGCTTTAAAGATGAAACGCGAGGAGACTCGCGAAGCTCAAGCTCGCTATAAAGCTATTGTCGAAAGGGAACGCGCTGAAAAAAAGGCCGAGCGCGACATGCGCCGCGAAGAGATCCAACTAGAACTTGCTCGCATTAAGTTAAATACATCTGCAACCGAGGCTGCTCGTCTTAACCTAGCAAAGACGACGCCGTTTATTTTGTGCATCTTGATAGGCGGATTCATCATTATGCTAGGAACTGGGGCTATCCCCGATGAGTCGGTCTCGGTTGCTTCAGCCTTGTTAACCCTTCTGGTTACAGGACTTATGGCTAATCTCCGAAGTATAATTAGCGAGGGTAGCCCAACGGAAGAACCCAACGGCAATGGTCACGAACCAAAGCCACCCATTAAGAAACCTGACACTCCTAAACCTAAGGACACCAAGTGAAGAAGTTTTGTGCAGTAGCGGCCTTAATGCTGCTTTCTGGCTGCGAAGGCATCAGCGTTGCCGATGCTTATGTAGCTGCTGATCGCGCCACCTATAATGCAATTGCACCTGGATACCGTGCATATGTTGAAGCTGATGAAAAGCTAGATGCTCCTTCTAAAGCCTCGCGGATGCGCCTGCTTAAGACCTGGGAAATGCGTCTCGACGCTAACACGAACAAGAAATGAGCGACATGACTCCTGATGTAAGCGCCTTGGTGGAATCACTTAAGGCATCTATTACCGCCCCTGAAAAGCAGGAAATGCTGGAAGCCATTGCGGCTGACGCAGGCCGTTTGGCCACCCTGTCATTCACAGACCCTGCTGCGGCGGAAGCCGAAGTCTTGATCGTCAAAGCAACTATGGCGAATCTTGGCCAAGCAGAAGCTGCGACTGCTGTTAAGAAGATGACGGAATGGGTCACCGACACGGCCAGCCGATTCGTCAGCAAAGTTATGCCCGTTTAACGGGCTGGCTTTCGCCTAACCTGTTTATTTGGACGGGTTTATTGACAGCCTGCATTACCTTTTGGATATGGGTAGTGCGGCTGTTTTTCGGTTAAAGGGAAACCGAATATAACGCAGCGCAAAAAATACGCTTTCTCTCTAGCGTATTTTGCTATCTTGCCTGCGTGCGCCATCACGCTACTTCAGATGGGTTAATTGACCAGGATGCGGCAGATAAGTCTGACCGCATTCAGGCACGTATTAACCAGCATCGTGAGGACATGCGGTGGCTCATGGGGTCGCAATCTGGCCGACGTATCGTGTGGCGTTGGCTGCGCGAGATGCGGTTCTTTATGCCGGTGAATGACACCAACGGCCTAGCGCAAAGCCATAAGGCTGGAGCGCAAGCTGTAGGCACAAAGATCGCAGACGATCTGCTAGATGCGTGTCCCGACCAGTTCACCTTGATGATCAAGGAATCCAATGACAGAGACCGAAACAGAAACTCCCGAAACTAACAACGAAGGGCAAGTTGCTGAATCTTTGTTGACTGGCCAAGAGGCCGATCAACAACCGCAAGAGCAGCAACCGCAGGAAGCTCCTGTTCAACAGGAACAACCGGCGGAACCTAGCGAACCTCAAGGTGCGCCTGAATCCTATGAGTTCCAAGCCTCTGAAGGCGGGGATCTTGCTGTGGATTCGGAGCCGGTACAAGCATTTTCAGAGGTCGCTAAAGAACTCAACCTGACTCAAGAGCAGGCTCAATCAGTGCTAGACAAAGTCGCCCCGGCACTGAAGCAGCAGAACGAAGACTACATCAACAACGTCCGTTCCGAGTGGGTTGAAAGTGTCCGAACCGATCCTGAGATCGGAGGGGACCAGCTTCAGGAAAACTTAGGCAAGGCCGTTCGCGTGCTTGATGCCTTTGGCACCCCTGAGTTGAAGTCGCTGCTAGGGGAGACAGGTCTTGGCGATAACCCGGAGATCATCCGGTTTCTCTACAGGACGTACCAAGATATCGGTGAGGACCGTTTCCTTACTGGTAGTCAGACGGACAAAGAACAGCCGTTCTCTGCCCAAGATTTCTACAACAACTCAAAGATGAACTGAGGAGTTTTTAAATGCCTACCATTAGTGCAACTACGCACCCTACGCTGCTTGATTACACCAAGCGGCAAGATCCTGATAAGAGCATCGCGACGATCGTCGAGTCTCTTGCCCAGACCAACGAAGTTCTTGAAGACATGGTCCACCTTGAGGGCAACCTTGAGACCGGCCACCGCACCACCGTCCGTTCGGGTCTTCCGGCTCCGACATGGCGCAAACTCTACGGCGGCGTCCAGCCGACTAAGAGCGAGACCATCCAGGTCACGGACACCATCGGCATGATGGAAGCCTACGCTGAGGTTGACAAGCAACTTGCTGACCTGAACGGCAACACGGCTGCGTTCCGCATGTCGGAAGACATGGCCCACATTGAGGGCATGAACCAAGAGTTTACCAAGACGCTGTTTTACGGCGACGAGGGAACGGATGTCGAGGAGTTCACGGGGTTCCGTGCTCGCTTTAACGACAAGAATGCTGATGTTGGCACTAACATTTTGAGTGGCGCTAGCTTTGGCGGCGCTGCTGTTGATGGTAACGACAACGCCAGTCTTTACTTGGTTGTTTGGGGTCCAAACACCTGCCACGGGATCTACTCCAAAGGCAGTCAAATGGGACTGTCTAAGGAAGACAAGGGTCAGGTGACCATCGAGGACGTGACCGGCGACGGCACGGGCGGTCGCATGGAAGCCTACCGCACCCACTACAAGTGGTGCTGTGGCCTGAGTGTCCGCGACTGGCGCTACATCGTGCGTGTCCAGTTTGCAGTGGGCGACTTGGCGCTTGATGGCTCTAGCCGTTACGACTTCGACTTGGTCGAAGCAATGTCAGATGCTTGCGAACTGGTGCCGAGCCTGAGCATGGGTCGTGCGTCGTTCTACTGCAACCGCAAGACGAAGCAGTACCTGCGTCGCATCATGGTTGACAAGGTCAAGCAATCGACGCTTGGCATGGATCAGATCGGTGGCAAGAGCCAACTGGTCTTTGATGGTATCCCAATTCGCAAGGTTGACGCGCTGCTCGAAGACGAGTCCGCGATCTCCAACATCTAATAGGAGGACACACAGATGTTTATTGATTCGACTCTAGAGTTCTGCGACGGCGTAACACTGTCTGGAACCGGCATTGAAGAGAAGAAGGGCAATGTCCTTGATCTCAGCAACACGACTGACAACGCCCTTAAGGATTGGGGCGCTGGCGAGCCGCTTTACTTGGTGTTAAACGTAACCACTGCTTTTGCAAGTGGAACCAGCGTTCGCATTGACTTGCGCTCAGGCAGTAACGCTGACTTGGAAAGTAGCTCCCCGGTCATCCACTGGACGACTGGAGTTGTTGCCGCAGCAAACTACGCAACCCTTACTGGAATGACTATCGTGCAGCTTCCGACCCGCCCGGACGACTACAAAGAAAACGTGGGCATTCACGTTACCACTGTCGGTGGAGTGACTGGCGGTGTTGCGGATGCGTTCCTTACTAAGGACGTTCCAAACTGGGAAGGCACTGCTACCCGTGTCCCGGCTACTGACCCCGCTAACTAATGCGAGTTAGGGCCAAACAACGCGGCATTTACGGACCTCGGCGCTGGAAGCCGGGGATGGAGTTTGACTTGGATAGCCCTCGTCAATTCAACGCCTCCTGGATGGAGGTTGTTGAAGAGGCAAAGGCTGAAGAGCCAAAGGCTCCCGCTAAACGCAAGCCGGGACGCCCCAAAAAGCAGCCGAAGGAAAACAAGCCTTCGGCTTCGGAACAGACGGAAGTCTGAGCCACATAGTGCGGGGGTCGCAGCCGCCGCCCCCGCGCTATATCTGACGGCGGCTAACTGAGGTGAGTCTGTGGCCGTCAGAAAGTTCATTGTCGTTGCTGGGCAGAATCAAGCTACAGAGGTAGCCGACGCGATTGAGTGGGAGACGAACCACCTCTACGCATCAATCCGTAGCCCGCGCAACCAATCGTCCAAGACGCCGGACTACTCGGCTGGTCCTTACGACGACATCCTCACCCTGCCCTTTACGTTCAAGGGCGGCCCTCAAGCGGACGCTCTTGGAGCGACGACGTTTGGCTCGCACCAGACGGCAAACGTCATGGGCAAGGCTACTCGGGCGGTCAAGTATCTGACCTTCTACGACCCGACTGCGAGCTACCAAAACGTCGGCACGGCGACTGCTTCGACTTACCCCGGCACGGGCAAGGTGCTGGCAGGCTCTACGTCTACGAGCATCAACACCTCGGTTACTTGGCAGTATGACCCGACCAATGTTGTCATCACGCGCCGCAAGACTGGCACTACGCACACCGTAGATGCGGCAGCGACTGCCGGGACGACTCTGACGTTTGACCCCGCACAAGCCTTTGTGCCGCCTCCAGAGACGGGTGAACTGTTCGACTTTAGCCATACGGCAGGAGCGAATGGAACCACAACTACCATCCTGCTGGAGAGCGAGTTTGGCGGCAACGCAGATCCGGGTTCGGCTAGCGATCCTAGCCTAAGCGCAGCGATTAACGCTTCTGGCGAGCACGCTTGCTACATTAATTCGATTGTAATTTCAGGGAATTATTATACTGGCAGCTTAACACTAGGCCCAACTCGAATTACTTGCACTAGCCGCCCGGTTTACGTTGGTCAGCCTGTCAAGTTTTCAAATGGAACAGACCACAATCTTCCAACAGGCATATCAAGTTCGACTACTTACTATGTCACTCGCAAAGCTGGAGTCAGAGAAACAGTTACGTCATCAGCTTGGGATACTGATAACGATCAATTAGATTTTAGCTCGGCCCACGGTTTAGGAGAAAACGAGCCGATTAGATTGACTGCTGTAACGGGTGATTTGCCATCAAACATAAGCCCGACAACTACTTATTACGTCAAAATTATGACCGCCGTAACTATTGAGTTACGAAGTTCTATTGGCGGCAGTGCTATAGAGCTAGAAGCCGCTTCAGGCACAACGCTTGTTACAAGGCTTGACTCGTACGCATCATTTTACATATCAGATTCCCCTGGCGGAGATGAGGTTGCAATTGACGTTGCTACTCTTGCAAGTCTCAGTATTGGTCAAGGCGAAAAAAAGCAGCGAAACCAGCAAATCTCGTTCGAGCCGTCGTTCCGAGGGAGCCTGACTGGCTTGCAGGCTCGCTGCATTAGCGGCACAGCAAGCAACCTTAATGAATCAAGAGCCATCCATGATGTTAAATCTGTTGGCAACATTAACACACTAGTTACTGAAGCATTCCCAGCAGCCACTAATGACGGCGACACGTTTGCTATCGAGGTTCCGCCGCTTAACAACCAGTCGATTCCATTCGAGAAGTGGGCGATGTGGTTGCCGTGGTGCCCGTTTGAAGGAGCCTCTAAGTTTGACGGCCCTGCCGAGGTCAAGATTACCTCTACCAACAGCACGACTGATGTCACGGTAGAGATCCAATCGTCACCGACCTTAGTTGGCGGAACGCCTCCAGCAGGCACAGCGGTCAAGTTCTTTACTTCTGGTCGCTTGCCTGAGCCGTTGGTTGAAGGGCAGGTTTACTTCGTCAAGTCCGTTAATGGATCTACCTTGACGTTGGAAGATTTGAACAGCGATACGGGCGGTGTCGTTGGTTCATCCGGGTCTACCCAATCTAGCATCGGCGGCTTGGAAGGCACGACTACTGTTGCCAACACGGGGGCCAACGCTCGCCACATCATGTTTGTCTACGACCAAGAAGACAAACAGAACCCCTACCCTCCCGGCTTTAACTACCCGAACCACCACGCGACGCCGCGTGCCTACCAAGCGTTCGATGGTCCGGGGCAGATTTCGGTTAACCCGAGCATCAGCTTTCACCCGAGCCTTGCTCTGAAGATGCACGAATACACGGGCGAGACCATGCACGTCTTGCTCTGTGCGATGAAGGCTACCAGCATCGGCCACAAGGAGGTCTTCCACTCTACGGACACGACCACCTCGCACGGCTGGCTGGACGAAGCGCAGCAAAAGTCGTGGTCGCCGGGTGAGCCGAACAACTGCTTTGCTCGCCTCGAAGACATGCTGGACGCAGCCAAACTGGCGTTCGAAGCAGACGGCGATACCGGCGAGTGCGTTGGCATCTTCTGGGCGCAGGGCGAAGAAGACGCGCTCTACTTGCCACTGTCCAACAACTACGAGGACAGCGCCCGCAAGATCCGAGCAGCCATCCGCAAGGCTATCAAGGACCGTTCGCTGACCTCGCTGGAAGAGGACAAGATCCCCTTCATTCACCCGAAGATTACGACAGCGGCGAATTGGACCTACGCTTCGACCATCAACACAGCGATTGACGCGCTGGCTGATGAAGACGAATACACGCGCACCTTTGAGGTCAGCACGTTTGAACTAGGGGACGACGAAAACCCCAAGATTCACTACAGCGGTGTAGGCATGGCGAGCTTTGCTGACTCTGCCTACAGCGCCTGGAAAGACACGCAGGCAATGACCTCTCAAGAGATTGACATTTGCAACTTGGCGTTGGCTCATATCGGAGACAAGGCCAGCATTACTAGCCTCAACCCGCCTGATGGAAGTCACCAAGCTGACCTGTGTGCTCGATACTACCCTATGGCCCGAGACCTTTGTCTTGAGCGGCATCGATGGGACTTCACTATCAAGCAGTCTGCACTTGTGGCTGTCACTTCTAGCGGACGAGAAGACTGGAAATACGCTTACGAATTGCCGTCCAACTTCGCGGGTGTTATTGCAGTCATCCCGAAGGATTCGTTGGACGACCAAATCCGTGAAAGCACCAAGATTCCGCAGCCCTACGCGATTGAGTTAAACAATGACTACAAGCGTTTGATTTACTGCAACCTAGAAGATGCGGTGATTCGCTATCAAGCCAAGGTCACGGACTCGTCTAAGTTTTCGCAGATGTTTGTCTACGCAGTGTCGTGGCAGCTAGCCAGCATGTTGGCTGGTGCGCTCATTAAGGGAGACGAAGGCATGGGAGCGGTAAGGAATGCCGGTCAAATGGCTGAGTTCTACATGCAACGTGCTGCTGCGTTTGACAGCAGAACCACCCGCGAGAAGCCGGTTGTGGACGCTAACACCAACCCCTGGGATCGCTAATCATGCCTAAGACCCGCAAGATCCAACTGTCGTTTTCAGGCGGTGAGATCGACACTCAGATGTATGGGCGCATTGACGCGCAGCAATACCAGTCTGGCCTTGCGACCTGCAAGAACTGGATGGTTGACCCGCGAGGGAGCTTGCGTCGTCGCCCTGGGTTTCAGCGGGTAGCCAGCAGTTTAGATAGCACGAAGAAGTCGCGCCTGATTCCGTTTACCTACTCGGTAGATCAGCAGTTGGTTGTTGAACTGACTGATTTAAAAGCACGCTTTCACACTAATGGTCAGACTCTAGTTTGGGCTGACTTTAAAGAGTTTGCCAGCACAGGCGTTAGCACCGAATTAAACAGCATTACTTTTAATGATGACCACGGTTTTGCTGATGGAGACGCGATTGTTTTCTATGCAGAAAGCGAGTCGTTCTCAGATTTGCCGCCACCGTTTACAGACCCAGACGGCAGTTACTTTGTTAAACGAGTAGACGCTAGGTCTATCCAAGTTTTCAACAAGTCTTCGGATGGCGAGATTGTTCCGATCACCGGAACCGGAACTGCTAGCAAAAAGTTTTATGCGTTCTCCAGAGGTTCGACTGATGGCCGTATAGGCAACGCACGCATCTACAAAGACTGGGATGACCGAACTACACCTGGAAGTGCTACTGCTTTTTTTAGAGATCCAGGCATTGTTGGAAGTTCTTACCTTTTAGATTTTACGGGTCTAAATGACCCGGGAGATCGCAAGTTCTATCAAGGCGAAGCAGTTGAGCTTGTAGATCAAGATGGCAATTTCTTAGCCGGGTTCCCTAAAATTGTATTCGTAGACTATTTTGCAGGGAATGCATCTGCGCTTTCAGACCTTCAGTTTGGCTTAAGGACTAAAGAGGAATACGTAAACACTTCATCTAACGGTTTGCCTAACACTTGGATTGACCGAACTCAACTTGCAGGCGCAATACAGGCTCAGTCCGCCGTCAATCACATTTTATTACGCCAACATTGGCGTCGAGGAGAGTTCGCATACATACCTGTCCCTGCGTATGCAACGTCTCTACAGCACACGATTGTTCGCATTTCAGAAGCTACGAACAGTGCTAACAACATACTCATCAACAACCCGCAAACTAACGCTCTAGCCAATGCGTTTGTTGTTTATATTGAAAACAAGTCTGCTAAAGCATCAGACGACGGGGCCGTTAGTGTTACTAGCCCGTTTTCAAGCGATGAGTTGTTTGACGTTGAATACGACCAGTCTGGCGATGTCGTTACGTTAACTCACCCTAATCACAAACCGCATGACTTGCGGCGATACGGGTCTATTGATTGGGACATTGAAGAGTCGTCATTTGTCCCAGAGATTGAGCCTCCTACATTCTTTGAGCCGCAAATTATAAGGGGCACTCCTTATAAAGTTACGGATGTAAGTACGAGTAATTCGCCTAGTATGTGGAAGCTTGACGACACCACCCTAGCAGTAGCCCCTTTTGCTGTTGGAGACATAACTTATCTCCGCAACTCTGCAGGAACTTTAGCTGATGGGTATTACGAAATTGCTGCTACAAGTGCTTCTTCTGGCTCGTCTAGTGGAGGAGTCAACCAAATAGGTCTTCGCTCTATTGACAATGGCGAACTAGTTGACTCTGGAACTATTAGTGGTGGGTTTTTTTATTACGTAGCATCAGCTTCTTCAGACCCAAATGAAACGTATGTTGTCACTTCTGTAAATGAGCGAGGACAAGAGTCCTTAGGTTCTGAAGAAAAGACAGCTACTGACAACGTCTTAACTTCTCCCGGCGCAGAGAACATTTTAACTTGGGCCGCAGTTGAAGGTGCTCAGGCTTATAATGTTTACAAAAAGCTAGACGGCACGTTTGGTGTTATTGGAAGAGTAGATTTTATAGAAGGCGCTACTTCATATAGTTTTGTAGACGACGGGATTGGTCCTTCAATGTCGGACACCTTGCTTATAACTGACAAGCAGGTTGATGACACTTTCCGCCCAAGAGCTTCGGCCCGGTTTGAACAAAGGCGTTGTTTTGGTGGATCTGACGCTTTGCCTCGCACGCTTTTTATGAGCCGCAGTGGCACAGAGTCTTCGTTTTCTTATCGCATTCCAACTCAAGCGTCTGACCGCATCTCTGTAGATCTAGCGTCTCGGGAAGCGCACGTCATTAGGCACATTGTGCCTATCCAAGACTTGTTGTTGCTAACGCAACAAGGCGAGTTCCGAGTCACTGCAATTAACAGTGACGCAATTACGCCAAGCACAATTGCGATTCGGCAGCAGTCCTACGTAGGCAGCAACAACGTCCACCCTCAGGTCGTTAACAACTCAGTAGTCTTTTGCTCTGCGCGTGGAGGCCACGCTCGCGAGATCAACTTTCGCATTGAGAACCAAGGCTACTTAACAGGAGACTTGTCGCTGCGGGCAGCGCACTTGTTCGATGGGTTTACCCTGAACGACTTGGCCTACTCTAAGGCTCCAGTCCCTGTCCTGTGGTTTGTGTCCAGCAGCGGCAAGTTGCTATGTCTGACCTACATTCCTGAAGAGCGAGTGCTGGCATGGCACCAGCATGAGACGGATGGCACCATTGAAAGCGTGTGTTCGTTGTCTGAGGGCAACTACGACAACATTTATGCTGTGGTGCTACGTGGCAATGATCGTTCTGTCGAACGCATGGTCCAGGTCCGAGAGGAAACGCTAAACGATGCAGTCTACCTAGACGCTAGCGTTAGCAAGGATGGAACAAACACTACGTCAAACCAGTTGTCCGTAGCAGGCTCTGGCTTGATGAAGGCAGGAGAGTCGGTAACTGTCAAGGCGTTTGACTCAACTGGATCAGAGCCTCTTTTAGGTTTGTTTAGCAGCAATGACTCTGGCGACGTTGTAGAGCTTGCATCCGGCACTTCCAAGTATCGCGTAAAGTTAGACAGCTTTATTGAAACCACACAGCAATCTGGGTTTGTCCATCATTCAGGAGACACTTCGCAAAGCACGTCAGGGGCTAGTCATTGGCCTACAGGCACGCAAAGTATTGTAACTTTATACGACAGCCCGAATCACACTATTGCGAACGACGAAAAGGTCCGCATTACGACAACAGGCTCATTGCCAACTGGCGGGTCTAACTTGTCTTCTTCAACTGATTATTACGCCCTAGAAGTTACGCAGACTGCTTCTTTTAACACCAGCAGTTTTCGGGGCGTAAGACTGACTGCAACATCAAACCCGTTTCAAAAAGGCGAAACTGTTAGAATCAGCACAACTGGCACTCTGCCTTCACCGCTTGATTCTAATACAGATTATTACGTTGCTCAGTTTGGCGCTGCTGGGCATTACTTGCTTTATCCAACGCGAGAACTAGCCATTGGAGGCAATCCAGGGCTAGACAGAATTGTTTTTTCTGGCGGCAGCGGCACAGTCACTGTGCGAAGAACGCAAAGCCTAAGGTTAGAAGCGTCTACTAGCAGTGGCACGGGTTTAACTTGGACTGCACCGGGAAGCGGAGTTCATTCTATTGTTCGATCTGTGTTTACTGCGGGTGCAGGACAAGCGCATGGCCTTATTACTGGAGACGCCATTAGAACAATGGGCGTGGTTCCAGGAGGTTTAGATGCAAGCAGTCTTTATTTTGTTATTAAAAATACAAACGAAGAACTGCGATTTGCCTCAAGCGTTGCTAACGCAAATGCTGGGACTGCAATTCAACTAACCTCTCCGCCCTCTACGGACACACTTACTATAACAATCGGAGATGTGCTTCCTGAGTCTGCATACACAGGCACTCTTCTAGATGACTTGCCTAGAAATCTAGCGAATACGCCAACCTCTGCGTGGGCGTTCAGCCGCAAGACGTTCTCTGGGTTCTCGCATCTAGCCAACCAGACCATCTCTGTGTTGATCGACGGGGCTAAGACAGAGTCAGTGACTGTGTCTGCGACGGGCACCATCACGCTGGCTGACTACGCCGTCAAGATCTGCGGCGGGCTGTCCTACACCTCGCAGGCCAAGACCTTGCCCATGAGCCTAGAGATGGAGGCCGGGTCGCAAGGTCGGACCAAGAACATCAACCAAGTGTCCATCCGTGTAGAGGACTGTGGTGCTCTGAAGGTCGGAATGGACGAAGCAGACCTCAAGTCTGTAGACGAGCTTAAGGACACAGAACTCAAAACGGGTGAGTTCCGCACGCATGTCCCGTCAACCTGGGACGAAGAGGGTCAGATCGTGGTAGAAGCCACGGGTGCTGCGCCTGCGTCTCTGCTCAACATCACAACCCAAGTAGCAATCGGAGACTAACATGGGCATTTTTGGTGGCACTCCGCCGAGTTCTAGCGGATCTTATTATTTTCCAGGTGCTTCTTCTTCACCGATTATGGGGGGAGGCGGCCCCAGCCTTTTAGGCTCTGTTATTGACCCAGGATACAATAGCCCGCCAATGCCTACTGGGGCTATGTCTGGACCGGGCTACAACACTGCTTTTAACACAACAAACACCAACGCCAGCACACAGGCAAAACTAGACCAAGCGCAGTCATTCCAAACGGCTGGCCTAGTCATGCAGGTTGGGTCTGCAATCTCAGGGGAGATTAGCCGCTACTACCAAGCTAAACAGGCTCAGTACGAGGCTAAGTCCAAGGCGTCGTCCATGCGGTTCCAGGCCGACATGGCGAACATCAACGCCAGCATGATGGAGGAGGACGCTGCTAGCATCCTCGAAGCAGGGCAGCAACAGAAGGCGCAGTTGACCATGCGTGCAGGCATGGAGATAGCGCAAGAGTTAACCCGTCAGGGCGCTCGCGGCGTCAGAATTGGCGCAGGATCGGCTGCTGAGACGCAGGCTAGTCTAGAACTAGTCAAAGAGATCGACGCCTACAACATCGACACAAACGCCATGCGGCAAGCGCAAGCTCGCAGGATGCAGGCGGTCAACTTGCGGAACCAAGGTCTTCTAGGCCAAGTGTCTGCTTCCAACATTGAAAGCATGGCTCCTCGGAGCGGCAGTCTACTCGGCACTGCTGGCCGCGTAGGCGGCGAATACTTCCGATACCAAGCACAGCAATACCGTAGCCAGAATTAATCATGCCAAGAGTTCCTAGCGTTGGGTTGTCCCCCACTTCGCGTCCCCAGTTCCAAGCGCCGGGTGTTGTGTCTTTCCAGGGCACTGGGGAACTGCAACAGTCAGCGCGGGACAT